GGGTGTTATAGGATCAACATTATTACCATAATATGTAGCGCCATGATCAATCCATTCAATGTCTGTAGAATAAACATCATCACGACTCACATTTTCACTCTTATTTAACGTAGCATAATCTATCAGTCTTTGACACTCACTTAAAGAAATGAAATCTTCTTCTATGTAAGGGAAACTCATTTTGTAAATGTGTTTGGTGGCCCAGCGAAACGAGGATCAGTGTAAGTTTTTTTATCAGAATCCACTTTATTTGGATTAAAGTTTGGATCTGGATAATCTTCCCAACTGTTTCCTTCATACTCAACTATCAAAGGATTGATGTCTTTTCTTTCACCATATACATGGTAGAAGCAATCAATAGTCGATAGATCAGTAATCAAATCAGTATTAGTTGAGTCCTCTGCGATGACAATGAATTCATTATTAAATTCTTGAATCACAAGATTTTGATTTGTTCCAATTGGTTGTAACTGAACAGTGATGCTATCTTCATGAACTAAATCTTTCCAATAATCAGGTAAATTAATTACATTAGATTCTTTTAATCTACCACGACAGTAAACTGCAACCTCTGGGCCTTCAATACATGCATAACGAAGTCGATGTCCTTCACCCTTTGTGGGATGAACTAGATCAAATGGTTTAGGAGATGCGTCTGCAGCTGCAAATCTAGAAGCTAATCTACCCTTATTACCACAATCAACTGAACCAGAAAAGAAAGCATCACCATCAACAAATAATTTATTTGTCTGACCACCACTAATTTTTAAAGCGTTTGGGACTCTACCATCACCAACAATCTCCATACTACCATCAAGTTTAATTCCCAAAGAAGCACTCAATGGTGGTTGAGTATCAAATGGTTGTTGAGATGGTGGTGGAGTGCCAACATTAAAAACTGCATCATAACCTGGCGATGCAGCTGGTGTTCCAACATAAACAGGCCCGTTCAACACCGCAGTTCCAGTTGGTGAAGTATCTGGTGCAGTGTAAGAAACATCATTTGTTCCTACAATTAATTTATCTGTTTGTGTCTTAAGTATGTGCATTTTTTTTTAGTTTGACTTAGAAGCTTTAGGGCCTTCATAACTACTTAAATCAGGTGGTGAAACTGTGGTAGCTTTCTCCAAAACTCTCGCCATTGCACCAAAATTCATATCAGCTTCTGCTGCGGCCATAGCAAATCCGTATCTAAGTTGAAAAAATCCATTACTTATTATATTAACATTAGTTTTACCATCTATCAATATCTTTTCAGCTTGAAGTCTTATATCTGGAGCATTGAGATCTATGATTCTATTTCCATTTATATTAACAATACCGTCTTGTCCACCACCAACTGCTTCAATATTAATATTTCTTCCTCTTAATGTGATATCTCCATTTTCACATTCTATAATTGTGTCACCTCTCTTGCATTTTATAATTTTTGCTGGAAGTTGAATAACATCACCAGATTCTCTAACTTTTAATCCTTCACCTAAGACTTCACAAGATTGACCTGGCGTAAATAAAACTGCTTTACCAGTTCCAGGCCCACCTCCCTCAGACGCACCCTCTCCTGTGCTAGCATGAAATGAGAAAGATTGTGCCTCCTGTGTTTGGACTTGAAAGTTTGTATCACCATGAATACTCTTTTGTCCACTTTGAGTGCAAAATCTAGGACTATTTTTCCTAAAGATATTTTTTTTATCTTCTGGTGCTTTTGACATTTATTTTTCGATACAACTAATTACGGTTACAACAGCGTCCTGAGATACTTGAGCAAGTTGAGACGCATCATCAATTTTAGTAAATTTGAGAACTGGTGTCAACTTAGCCAGAGCTCCAGTGTCACTATTTATCGTTACATCTGGAAGTGAAGTAAATCCAAATCCACCATTTACAACATTTGCACCAACTATCAAACCATCTTGAATGTTTAACTCAACCTCTGCTTGGCCAGGACTTTGAACTGCATCATCACCTAAACTAACTCCAACAGATCCACCATCAATTGTAACAGTGTCACCATCAGAATATCCGAATCCTGTATTCTGCACAATAACGTCAACCAATGAGGTCACATAAGATACCTCACCATCATAGTTTGCATTTGGATCTGGAATTAATTCTTTTACATTTCCATCGATATCAGTCTCGGTTGTATTTGGTAGATACTCTTGACCAGGCGATGTCATAACAACAGCAATCACACCAGTTGAAGGGTTTCCATTTGGATCAGTTACATCACCCATAATTGGGTAGCCTGCAGCACCAAAACCATTTTCACAACTATCAAAGAAAGAAACTAAAGGTGGTTCTGTATATCCGAAACCAGGCAATTCAAGAGAGACACCAATCACCTGACCAAGAACATTGACAATCGGACTTCCAGTTGCACCCTCACCACCTAAAGGAAGACCGCCAAGAAAATCAACTCTTGGTGGGCCACATTTAAGAACATTGGTGTTACAATCTGGTCTTGATGGTGTTGCTGGAATTGCACCATCTAAAGTATCCAAGAGAGGATCAAGTAGAGAACTTATTCCCATCTTTCCAATAACATTAGAAAGATCATCATCACCAGCGAATGAAAGTCCACCCTTTGTAGAGTATGTTGTGTTTGGTGGGCAGTTTTGTGAATCACACTCAAGAAGACTATCAACAATATTCGCAAATTTAAGAGCTTTTGAGAATGTTTTACTTGGTAAACCAATTCCACCACCTTGAATCGCATTTAATTGATCAAACATACCTCCAAGACTTGTATCTAAAATACTGTTAATCTGTCCAAACATGTCACTCAAGAAATTTTCAATACCACAAAGAGGCACATCTAATACTTGTCCAATCATATTCTCTAAACTTTTAAAGAGATAATCTAACAACCCATCCTGTATTTTCTCAAAATTACAAAACATGGTGTTAGTCAATGCACTCACAGCCTCAGCTGCTGGAGCTTGTAATGGTTTTGACACTTTATCTTTTAATGTTGTTGACATCTTATCCAAAGTATCTTGTATCACCCATGAACGACCACGACGAACTAACTTAGTCATCGAGTTCTGAAGTTTATTTGATGTTAATTTGAGTTCTGATTGAATATCAACAATACCACCATAGATAGGATTCACAAATACATTTGCAGAATTTAATGATTGTAATGTCTCTATCTTCTGAGTAAATTCCTTAATTGTATTTCTTATTTTTGTTACTTCATTGTCTTGACATGCAGTGGCATTATCTACCTTTATTTTAGTGGCGTCTTCTTTTTGATTATGAGAAACAGTTTTCCTATATTCACCATCAGTAGCTGAATAATCGCCTGGCGAATTTACAGTAACTTGAGCCTTATTAAGATTACTTTTAACTTTAGGTGGAGTCCAAGGTTTAAAACATGTTTGTTTTTTTGCATTGTACTCTGCTGATGTTAATTCATCTTTAATAAAAGATTGTCTGAATAAAGTTCCGAATATAACTGGTTGTTGACCATCAGCACCATCAAAGAAAAATCCAACTACAACTTCTCCACCTTGATACTGCATTGTTTCACCACAACCGCCAGTAGTTGTAGTGTTTGGTGGTAAAAGAACGTGTGCAAGTGGTAATTCTTCATCTTTTAAATCATCTTCACATCCATGATATCCTACAATACGAACACGGCATCGATGTGAATATATTTCTTTTTGTTCCTCATCCCATTTATCAGCTCTTGTTTTTTCCAAGGCGTCACCCCACTTCCCCTTCTCTGGATCGGTAACTTGACCGATCCACCATTGCATTGGATCTCTTCCTATGAAATTTGTGGCTGATGGTTGATACATCTAATTAATCGTCATATACTAGGCACTCTGGTTCATCTGGATGCAAATCGCAGAATATTTCCAAAGCATTGGGGTCATGGTGATCGCCCGCTTTGATTTCTTCCTTATGATGTTCTGCATACTCTTCTAGATCATGCAATTCTTCTTTTGCATGTCTGCGTGCTGCTGGATTTGCCTGTGGATCGTCAAGGATTTGCTTATCCTTTTCGATATGGTCTTCGATAGATTTCATTTGATTTTCCTTTTTCTTTTATTTAAGCATTTTATTTGGAACGGAATGCTGGCCATGTGTTTCCGTACTGTCGATTATCAGCACGAATTAATTCACCTGTGTCTGTGATTCCAGTTTTATCTACGGTGAATACATCACGAATTAATTTAAGTTGTGTTTCACTTTGTCCACCACCAATCAGATGTCTTAACTCACCGATCAGATATCTTCCACTTGGATCATTACTTCTATCGCTGCCATAAGAATCTACAGTAGCGTCTCCAGTGTCTTGTTTAAGAGGTAA